ACGACTAATGCCCGGAGGTCGGGTAGCTATTATCCAGACACGTTGGCATTTAGATGACCTGACAGGACGTGTTACACGGGACATGGCACAGAATGACCGCTCCGATCAGTATGACGTGATTGAATTTCCTGCCATAATCGAAGTTAAAAATAAAAAATCTAAGAAGATCACCGAAAAACCGCTGTGGCCTGAGTTTTTTGACCTTGAAGCCCTGCTGCGTACCAAGGCTTCTATGCCTACGTTCCAATGGAACTCGCAGTACCAGCAACAACCTACGGCAGAAGAAGCAGCGATTGTTAAACGTGAGTGGTGGAACGAGTGGACCTTGGAAGAACCGCCCAGCTGTGAATATGTTATCATGTCGTTAGATGCCGCAGCCGAGAAACATAACCGTGCAGACTATACAGCCCTTACTACGTGGGGCGTGTTTATGAACGAAGAGACCACCGCGTACAATATTATATTGTTAAATAGCATAAAACAGCGTATGGAGTTTCCAGAACTTAAAACACTTGCTATGGAAGAATACAATGATTGGGAACCCGACTCGTTCATTGTGGAAAAGAAAAGTTCAGGCACCGCGCTGTATCAAGAAATGCGGCGTATGGGTTTGCCAGTGTCAGAGTATACGCCACACAGAGGGTCGGGAGATAAGACGGCGCGCCTAAACGCTGTGGCCGACATAATATCGTCAGGTCTATGTTGGGTGCCACAGACACGGTGGGCAGAAGAAGTTGTGGAAGAGGTTGCAGGATTTCCGTTTATGAGCAATGATGACCTTGTGGATTCTATGGTTATGGCCCTTATGCGCTTCAGGCAGGGAGGGTTTATACGTCTACCTTCTGACGAACCTGAAGATGTGCGATACTGGAAACAACGCCGAGGCGGGTTTTATTAGAGGTGATACATGGCTATTGAAAAAGGGCTATACGCTGCTCCACTAGGTTTAGACAGTGGTTTAGACGGCGTGGAAGANATGGACATTCCTGATCTGGAGATTGAAGTTATTGATCCAGAAGAAATTACGCTGGCTGACGGTAGTATGGAGATTACTCTAATACCCGGAAATGATCTCAGTAGTGCTGATTTTGATTCCAACCTAGCCGAGTTTATGGACGAGGACGATATAAAAAAGTTGTCTAAAGACCTTATGGAATCCGTAGAGTCTGACATTTCTAGTCGCAAGGATTGGACTGAAACATACGTCAAAGGTCTGGACATTATTGGGTTTAAATATGAGGAGCGTTCCCAACCGTGGGAAGGTGCCTGCGGCGTTAACTCTACAGTCCTAGCGGAAGCAGCTATCCGGTTTCAAGCTGAAACTATGTCGGAAACGTTTCCCGCTGCAGGGCCGGTAAAAACTAAAATTCTTGGTAGTGAGACTAAGGAAAAAGAAGAAGCGGCGGCTCGTGTCAAGGCTGACATGAACTATGAACTTACCGAGAACATGGTAGAGTATCGGCCCGAACACGAACGTATGTTATACAGCCTTGGTCTAGCAGGATCATCGTTTAAGAAAGTCTACTACGACCCAAATTTAGGTCGGCAGGTAGCCCTATATATTTCGGCAGAAGATGTCATTGTACCGTACGGTGCGTCTACTATTGAACATGCAGAACGTGTCACGCACATAATGCGTAAGACACAAAACGAGGTTACAAAACTGCAAGTGTCAGGGTTCTACAGGGCTATAGACCTTGAGGAACCGGAGCCGTATCACTCTGATATTGAAGAGAAAAAGGCAGAAGAAGGCGGTTATTCGTTAAATGACGATGACCGTTATACTCTGTATGAAATCCACGCTGACCTTGTGGTTGAGGGATTGGATGACGAAGACGGTATTGCTCGCCCGTATGTTGTCACCATAGAGCGTGGCAGTGACGAAGTGTTGGCGATCCGTAGAAACTACGAGGAGGATGACCCCCTCACCCTCAAACGCCAACACTTCGTACACTATGTCTATGTGCCGGGATTTGGCTTCTATGGCCTTGGATTGATTCACATTATTGGTGGGTACGCCCGTGCTGGAACTTCCTTGATACGGCAACTGGTTGACGCGGGAACACTGTCGAACCTCCCCGGCGGTTTGAAATCGCGTGGGCTTCGTATCAAGGGAGACGATTCACCAATTGAACCCGGAGAGTTCAAAGACGTTGACGTACCATCAGGTAGCATCCGTGACAACATTATGCCGCTACCGTACAAAGAACCTAGCCAAACACTTCTTGCCCTCCTGAATCAGATTACGACTGAAGGACGTAGACTAGGTGCCATTAGTGATATGGACATCTCGGATATGTCAGCTAATGCTCCCGTGGGCACCACCTTGGCCCTACTAGAGCGTACGCTAAAACCTATGGCTGCGGTCCAATCTAGGGTCCACTACTCTATGAAGCAGGAGTTTAAGCTACTCAAGTCTATCATGGCTGAGTATGCCCCTGTAGAGTACGCCTACCAGCCTCACAGAGGCGAGGTTACAGCCAAGCGCGCTGACTACATGATGGTTGATGTCATCCCTGTGAGCGACCCCAACAGCTCTACAATGGCGCAACGTGTGGTGCAGTATCAAACAGTCCTGCAAATGTCAGAAAAAGCACCCCAGATTTATGATCTACCACAGCTGCATCGCCAGATGATTGAAGTGTTAGGTGTTAAGAACGCTGACAAACTTGTGCCAACTAAAGATGACGCCAGACCTACAGACCCTGTAAGTGAAAATATGGCCGCACTTATAGGCAAACCGATGAAGGCATTTATCTACCAAGACCATGAAGCGCACATCGCCACGCATACAGCGTTTATGCAAGACCCGATGATGGCGCAGATGATTGGGCAGAACCCACAGGCAAAACAGATTATGGCTTCACTGCAAGCGCATGTTGCTGAACATCTAGGGTTCTCGTATCGCCAGAAAATTGAAGCCAAACTAGGTGTACCGCTACCTGCACCGAACGAAGAACTGCCAGAAGCCATCGAAATAGAACTTTCTAGGATGATTGCAGACGCAGGCAAACAACTTACACAGGCTAATCAGAAGCAGGCAGCGCAGCAAAAAGCACAACAACAGGCCAAAGACCCAATCATCCAGATGAAACAGGCTGAACTACAGATTAAACAGGCCGAGGAACAACGCAAAGCGGCAAATGATCAAGCAGACATGCAGATACGGCAAGAACAGCTGAAGCTGCAGAAGGCTAAAGAAGCTACGTCTGCCATGCTGGACGCAGAAAAAATTAAACTTGATCAGGCATCCCTAGCTATCGAAGCCGAAGAAAAGGGTGTTCGATTAGAACAAGCAGGCCGTGCGGAACGTAATAAACTTGGTATTGAGACTGCACGAATGATGCAGTCCCGACAGCCAAAAGGAGATAATAGCTAAACATGGCAAAAACCGTCTTTGACGTGCTGAAAGATAAAATCGAGGATGACATATCCTCTGCACAGAGTTTCCTAACCGCAGGTTCGTCTAAGGACTATGCGCATTATAGGGAAGTTGTTGGCTTAATTCGGGGTCTCGAAGCCAGCAAATCGTATGTTGAAGACCTCTCGCGTAACTATATGGAAGATGACGATGGGAATTACTAAAACGATGCAGCTTGAAGAGTTGGAACGGGAGCACGAAGCACAACGCCTCGCTGATGCTGAACTAGAACTACAGCTACCAAGACCTGCAGGATACCGTGTGTTAGTCGCACTACCACAGCCTGAAGATAAGTTTGAGGGTACAAACATCCTTAAAACTGAAAAAGCCAAGCAACAGGACCATATTATGTCTATTATCGGCCTAGTAGTCGATATGGGGTCTGGCGCGTATGCGGACAAAGAACGTTTTCCCGATGGGCCTTGGTGCAAAGAAGGTGATTTCGTAATGTTCCGCATGAACTCGGGTACTAGATTCACTATCGCGGGTATTGAGTATCGGCTTATGAACGACGATTCGATAGAGGCCGTTGTGGATGATCCCACAGGTATTCAGAGGGCATAATCATGGCTTTTCAAAAAGTAGAGTTTGAGTTTCCAGACGAGGAATCGACAGTTGTTGATATCGAAGATACGAACGCAGTTGAAATCGACATTTCTGGCAAGAAGACTAAAGAAGATTTCGTGGAAGATACACGTAGCAAGGATAAATCTAAACGTAAGGTGGACCCTGTTGAAGACGAACTTGAAATTGAGGTGGTTGACGACACTCCGAAGAAAGACCGGAATCGCAAAGCGTCAGAACCCCCCGATGATGTTACTGACGAGGAACTGGAAGACTATTCAGAAAAAGTCCGCAAACGAATCCAACACTTTAGCAAAGGTTATCACGATGAACGCCGCGCTAAAGAAGAGGCTTTTAGGCAAAGTCAAGAGCTTGAGCGAGTTACGCAACAGCTTATGGATGAAAACAAAAAACTAAAAGGTAACGTCAACAAGAACCAAAGTGCGTTACTTGAACAGGCCAAGAAGAACGTCGCGAACGAGACCGCAAGTGCTAAACGTGCATATAAAGAAGCCTATGAATCCGGTGACTCAGACGCTGTACTCGAAGCACAAGAAAAGTTAACATCTGTCAAGTTAAAGGCTGATAAGTTAGCAAATTTTAAGGTGCCTGCTTTACAGGAAGAAGAAACTCCTGTACAGACTCAACCAGAATCCGCCCCGACACCACAAGTCGATACTCGGGCTGCTGATTGGCAAAAGGCTAATTCGTGGTTTGGTCCCGACGATGAGATGACAAGTTTAGCGTTGGGGTTGCATAATAAACTTGTCAAACAGGGCGTAAGTCCGCAAAGCGATGAATACTACGAGACGATAGATACTCGTATGCGTCAAGTATTCCCCGATAATTTCGAGGATGCTGAACCGAGGCGAAAAACATCAGTGGTTGCTCCCGCAACGCGGAGTACAGCACCGAAAAAAGTGACTCTGACGAGAACTCAAGTTCAACTCGCTAAACGGTTAGGGTTAACCCCACAACAGTACGCCAAACAGGTTGCATTAGATATGAGGAATAACAATGGCTGAAAATCGCCTAGACCGTGAGCTTGATGCTCGTGATAAAAAAGTACGTAGAAAAGCGTGGACGCGCCCAGAGACTTTACCGTCTCCAAATCCCGAGGCTGGCTATGACTTTCATTGGGTCCGTGTAAGTACACAAGGGCAGATTGATGCCACCAATGTTTCCTCAAAACTAAGAGAAGGTTGGGAGCCATGTCTGGCTAAAGACCACCCTGAAATCACTATGGTTTCTATTGAACAAGAACGGTTCAAGGAAAACGTAGTTATAGGTGGTCTTTTGTTATGTAAAGCTCCAACTGAAATGGTCGAAGAGCGTAATGCTTACTATTCTGAGCATACAAACGCGCAGATGCGATCCGTGGATAACAACCTTATGAGAGAGAGTGACCCACGTATGCCGTTATTTAATGACCGCAAATCGAAGGTTACTTTCGGAAAAGGAACTTAATTTAGGAGCTTATAATGGCTTATCCTACAGTTGACGCCCCCTACGGGCTGAAGCCGGTAAATTTGATTGGAGGTCTTCCCTTTGCAGGGGCGACACGACAATTACCTATCGCCAGCAATTACGGCACCAGCATCTTTAACGGTGATGTTGTCGAACTAAACGCTAACGGCACCGTTATCATTACTACTACAGCAGGCCAAGCAGCAAACGCTGTTGTTCCCGGTCTTGTTGGGGTATTTCTTGGTTGTCGGTACACAGACCCAACTTTGGGTTATGAATTGTACAGTCAACATTATCCTGCAAATACAGTAGCAACTGATATTGTTGCGTACATCAGCGATGACCCCCACGCACTTTACAAAGTTGTAAGTGTAACATCTGCTGTTGCAGACAACGCTGCTGGCGGGTTGCTTCCAGCGTTTAAAACACGCGCAGTTGCAGGCCCACCCAAGAACGCAGTGCTCGTACTAAATACGGGTGTACTTGCTACGGGTAATAGCCGCATGGGTTGTTTCGCAAATAGCGTCACTACCTCGCTTCCGCTAACTGTCGTAGATGTAGTTCCTGACACTGCAAATGCTGCGGGTACGGGCTTCATTGAACTTATCGTCAAGTTCAACGTTGGGTATCATCGCTATAACGGCCAAGTCGGCGTATAAGGGAGAATAACCAATGGCTATTTCACGCGCACAGTTACTTAAAGAACTGCTTCCCGGCCTAAACGCCTTGTTTGGTCTGGAATACGCAAAGTACGGTGAAGAACACACCGAAATCTTTGAAACCGAAACTTCAGATCGTTCCTTCGAGGAAGAACTGAAATTGAGCGGATTTTCTGCTGCACCTGTTAAAGACGAAGGCTCTGCCATCGAATATGACAATGCACAGGAAGCATGGACTGCTCGCTATACACACGAAACAGTGGCAATGGGTTTCTCAATCACTGAGGAAGCTATTGAGGATAACTTGTATGACTCCTTGTCATCGCGTTATACTAAAGCACTGGCTCGCGCTATGGCGTACACCAAACAGGTTAAAGCTGCCAACATCCTCAATACTGGATTTGCTGGCCCAACCTACGGTGATGGTCAGACGCTCCTGTCTACTGCGCACCCACTAATTTCTGGTGGCGTAAACTCAAACCGTCCTGCAATTGCTGCTGATCTTAATGAAACTTCCTTGGAAGCGGCTATTATTCAGATTGCAGCTTGGACTGATGAGCGCGGACTGTTGATTGCTGCACAACCTAAGAAACTCGTAATCCCACCAGCACTGCAATTCGTTGCAACTCGTCTGATGGAAACCGAGGGTCGTGTAGGCACTGCAGACAACGACATCAACGCGCTACGCGCTAACGGCTCAATTCCGGGCGGTTACACTGTCAACCACTACCTGACAGACGTAAACGCATGGTTCTTGATGACTGATGTACCTAACGGTCTGAAGCACTTTACACGGGCAGCTATGGCTACCTCTATGGATGGTGACTTCGACACAGGTAACAGTCGTTATAAGGCCCGTGAGCGGTATTCGTTCGGTGTGTCTGATCCGCTGGGTATCTACGGTTCACCCGGAGCGTAAAACACGTTACTATTACGTTAAAGTAGGGGCAGCTTCGGTTGCCCCTTTCTTTTTGTTTAGTATAGTGTATTGTACGCGCATCCCTGACAAACACACAACGTGTTTGACACTAGCCACGACAGGAGAATCATATGGCTAATACAACCTTTTCAGGCCCAATTCGGGCAGGTAATATTAGAAACACAACTGGAACAACTGTAGGCACTGACATTGCTAACGTAGGTTACGTTGTAATGTGCCAAGATACAGTGCAAACTATTGCAGGTGGCGCACTTACAGATGCTGTAACAGATATTGTTATTCCTGCTAACTCTAAGATCGTTAACTGCGTCATTGATCTTGTAGCTGCGGCTAACACCACTACCAATATCAGCGTTGGCGAAGTAGGTGGTGCCGGCAATACAATCATTAACGCTGTAGCATCAGGTACTACTGTTGGTATCAAGGCGCTGGGCGCTGGTGGCGGTGGAACCTTGGAGTGGGGCAACATTGGAACTTCAGACAAGCGTTTAACGGTAACAACTTCTGCTGTTACTAACGCAGGTTCTGTACGTATTACAGTAATGTATGCACAGGCTTACAACACCGTCATTCGTCCATAAGGAGTGAGTAAATGGCTGGTAATTCAGTACGAGCATTTAACTTTGCTGTAGGCGATACTGCTGCCATTGTTGGCCCTAGTCGTACGCGTATCTTGGGAGTGTTAGTTAACGCTGCTGCTGCCTGTGCGTTTACACTACGTAACGGTAGCAGCACAGGTGAGGTGCTTTTGGACCTTACACTACCTACAGGTTGGAACGATGTATATATTCCTGCAGATGGCATACTAGCAACTAATGGTTGTTTTGTGGCAGCACTTACTGGGGCAGGAAATAAAATAACCCTGATACTGGAGTAATTCAGTGCGGTCATATTTTAAAAAAGGTGGGGGAGTAAAATCCCCCGCTTGGACACGTAAGGCAGGCAAGAGTGAGTCCGGTGGACTCAATGCAAAAGGCGTTGCCAGTTACCGCAAGGCCAATCCCGGCAGTAAGTTAAAAACTGCGGTTACTACCAAACCCAGCAAACTTAAAAAAGGGTCTAAGGCTGCAAATCGGCGTAAGTCGTTCTGCGCCCGTATGTCGGGCATGAAGAAACGTAACACAAGTTCTAAGACGGCTAACGACCCTGATAGCCGCATCAATAAAAGTCTACGTAAATGGAATTGTTAGGATAGCACATGGACGATATGAAAAAAGGTAAAGCTAATGTACGCCCTAAGATGCGCCCCAAGTCTGTAGAAAAACAGTCTAGAATGAAAAAAGTTCGACCTAAAATGCGTCCCGAGATTATGGGTGGAATGGGAGAAAGCACTAGAGGGCAAAACCCTAGAGATGCAATGGGTGAAGAAGGTCTTAAACAAATGTTGCAATCGCAAAATGCCCAAATGCCTGAAAGTATGGGTATGAAAAACGGTGGTGCGGTATCTCCTTACGCGAAACCCAAAGACGTAGATAAGTCTGAAGTGACTATAAAGACGATGAAATCTGGAGGCAAGATACGCGGTTACGGCAAAGCCCGTGGCGGCAAAGCCTGCAAGATGCGCTAATGCGGAAATACTACAAATCCAGTGGG